TCGAGCGAGCCCGAGCGCGACAAGCGCACGACCGCCTCGAACGGCGTGGCGACTTTGTTGTAGCTCGCGAACGCGCCGCGCTGCACCGGGAAATCGGACACGCGGAATTCGTTGCGGTTGTCGAAATCGAGAATCGAATCAGGTTCGACTATCAGCTCGTTCGCTTGATTGAAAATGCCCCACTTCGTTTGCGACGCCGCTGACTTCCACAGGCGCCCGCTAATGGCCGCCGTGGCGATCGCTAGCGCGCGTATCTGTGCGGCGGTCGGCGAACGGCGCAACTGCGGAACGCCGCGAAACGCAGGCACGTCCGGGTAAAGGCCGACAGTGATTATCGGGAGCGCCACTTTAGTTCATGCCCGTGTTGGACTGACCTACGATGCCTTTGCGGTCAATCGCGCCGCGCATGTCGCGCGCTATGCCGTCGGCGTCGGTCGCTTGCGTGTTCACCGTGATAGTGTCGATTTGCACTTGCGTCGACGCGCCTTGAGCGGGAGCCGCCGCGGGAGCCGAACCCGCACGCGCGCGCTGCACTTGCGCCGCGGGGACCGCCGCGTCGTTGCCGTATCCGAACAGTCCTTTGATTGCGGTAATCGGGTGGAGCAACGCGTTTATTTCGGCGTCTTGCCGTTTCAACGCAGCCGGGTCGTTAAATTTCACGATGCCGAATTTGTCAGCCTCTTCGAAGAAGTCGGCGAGCTTCTGTTGTGCTTGCGGTAGGTGCTGCACGAGGTAGTCAATCGCCGACGCAATGCCTTTGATCGCCGTCGCCAACGCTTCGAACGCGCCCGCACCTTTCAGGTTGTTGATGATGTCGACAAGCACCGGCTTAATCGGTTCGAGCGCATGGAAGAACTGCATAACCGCGGGGAACACGGCGTCGTTGATCGTGCGCGCGAAGTCGCGCGCCGACTGCCCCAGCTCGCGCCACTGGCGTTGCATCGCGGCCGCCTGCTCGGCGCGGCGCTCGTCGAGCGAATTGTTTTTCTCTGCCTCGTCAAAATACCCCTTCTGCGCCTCTTTGTTCGCCAACAACAATTGCAGCGAGCCCGTAAGGCCGCCTGTCGTGCCAAGATTGAACGCGGTTTGACGATCGCGTCCCGTGTTCAACGCCGCGCCGGTTTCCTTCAAGATCGTGAAGAGGTCGCGCACCTTACCGGTGTCGAGGTCGAAGATGGACACACCAAGCCGGCGAATGAGTTCGAGCATGGGCGACGTTTTGCCCGTCGTGCGCTGCTCGGTGATCGCTTGCGAGAGTGCGAGCACGTCGGCCTGTGCGCCTTTCGCGTCACCGCCCGCAAGCTCCGCGGCGTTGCCCCAGCGGTTCAGCTCGTGAACGCTCGTTCCCGTGTTCGCGGCGAGGCGCCCCAATGCGGCGTCGGCGTCGTTGACGTTCGACAGGAACGAGATTGCGCCTTTGATCGACTCGAACCCGATCACCATAGCCGCGACTTGACGCGTGACGGCCTTCAACGAATCGGTTATGTCGATGCTGGTTTTCTTGGTATTGTCCCGCAGCTCTTTTTGTGAGCGCGCGGCGTCGTCCGCACCCTTCTTGTACGGTTTGGAATCTAGCCCGAGCGTGACTAGAAGACTGTCAATTACCGTCGCCATTCGGCGGCCGCCTGTTGAATGCGTCGACCGTTACCACTTCAAGCAAGTTGTAAGCGTCTTCGACGCCGTACACCGATTGTAGCTCGGCCAGGGTAGCCACGCGAGCCGAAACGAGCAGCCCTATGATTGGCGGCACGTTCACGTATTCGACGGGCTCCCGGCCGCCGTCGCTGGCGATTAGCCCGAAGTCGGGAGACCGACGGGCACCGAAAAACCCGTGTGCAGTTCGAACACCTTTAGGCGCAGCTTGACGCGCGTGGCGGCATCTTCGATTTGCGACGCGACGCCGGTCATGATCGCTTGCGGCATCACGCCCGGGGCTTCCGGCTGGTACTGAACGCATGCCATCATTTCGTCCAAGAGCGGTTCGGCGTCAGCCCACGGAATCGAGAACAGCGCGCGGAATCCGACGGCCGCGAGCTTCGCCATAGCCGCGTCGTTGTTGCCGCCTTCCAAAGCGGCTTGCAACGCACCATCGGGCACGATGTCTTTGTGACCGTTGCCAGCGGCGAGCAAGACGCGCAGCGCCCAACGCTCGGCCTGATCGGCCGGCATTTCGGTCAGAATGAACGTCTTGCCGTTGTCGCGCTTGCCGAGCACATCAGCGCGCACACCGGGCACGGTGTACTTTAGGATTTTCCGCATAGGTTCCTCGCTTTGCGGGTGGGTTAGGTCGTCGCGGCCAGTAGCGCAGCCTCGACGCTCTCGAACGTAATGACGTACGTGGCCGGCTGTAAAACCTTTTTCGCGGGCGGAAGAGTCATGACGTTCGACAGCGAGCCCTTGCGCAAATTGTACGTCTTGCCGATCGACGGCAGCACGATAGTCGCGTCACAAAAGAACTCTTCGCGCGCGGATTTCTTCGCGCCGATCCACGCGTCGAACACTTCCAACGACGGCGAGTCGGCCTGTAGTTGGATCGTCAATTTCGTCGGGTTCGGGGTGTAGCCGGCCGACATCTTGCCGTCGACGCCCATGAGAACTTCGGACAAGTCGATCGCTTCCGTAGCGAACGCATCGTCGGCCGCGTAGCCCTCGATCGCAAGCGGAATGGGAAACACGCCCGGAATGTTGAGCACGAGGGACGAGTTTGCGCTGGTGATTGTACGCGGCATGTCTCAGGTTCCTATTGAACGTCGATCGAAGCAAGCTCGATCTTTTGGACCGAACCGCCGTCGGTGTACCAAAACGTCATCGGCGGGGACGCGCGGTTCGCGCGGGTGAGCGCGTCGGCCGGCTGGATAAGCAAGTACCAGCCCGTGTTCTGCAACGTGTCGGCGATGTTGAAGCCGGCCGCGGTGTTGACTTGCGCGCGCTGCGATTGACTGAGCGCGATACCCGGCTGAATGCTGCCGAAGTTCAACGCCGAGTTGATCGGGTCGAGCATGGCCGAACGGATCAACGTGTAGCCCGTCGTGTTGTACGGGATGCTGTTCACGTTCGCGAGCAACGACATGCCTGCAAGCTGGAACTGCGAGTTGAGGTAAATCTGATTTACGTAGGCGTCGATCCAACGCCAATCGCCCGAGATTTGACCCGGCTGCAAGAACGTAAACAAGTCATTCGCCGTAGCGTACGACCCGTAGAAGTTGTAGCCGTTGCCGATAAGGTTGTCCGCGATCGTGGCGTCGACCACGTTCGCCGTGAGCCCCGGTTGATTCTTGAACGCGAACGTAATGCGGCCGGCCGTCTGCGTGAAGTCGATCGACGCCGCCGTACCGCAAATGAACGCCGCGATGCTGCCGTCTGCGCCGTACACGGGCACGACACCGAAATCGTTGGCCGCGTTGACGATCGCGCCGAACGTGGTGGGCTGCTCGGCTTCGGTCGCAAGGACATTGGAATCCCACGCGACGTAGCAATAGCGTTGCGCGGTCGTCTGCACCCACGCGGCGAACGCGAGCTTGACCGAATCGACCGGTTCGAAAGTGGTCATGAACAACGCCCAATTTTGGGTGACGTTCACGATGTTCGCCATGACATCGGCGGGGACTGCCGCGTCGGAGCCCTGCGAAAGCACCGCGCCTTGCGCCGACTGTAGCTTGAGGTTCGCGGCAATCGTGCCCGTCGCAAATGCGATCGTGCTCGAATCGCCCGTGGTCGCCGACGTGATCTTGAACGCCGCGCGCTGCGAATCGTACGTGACCGTTGCGGCCGTGCCGGGCGCGCCGCCCTGTAGGGCCGTCTGAATGATCGCGGCCGCGTTGCTGAACGAGGTAGCGCCCGACAAGTCGACGTTCAGCGACGTTTGCGTAACGCCGTCGATTGCAACGATGATCGTGCCCGAGAACCCCTGCAAGGTCGTCAGCGGGACGCCTTCGAAGCTGCCCGAGCGCAGATATGCGGCAACCGCGGCCGCGTTGTACTGCACGAAATAGAGCGTGCCGGGGAGACGCGTCGCGTTCTCGAACCCAGCGAAGTAGATGCCGGCCAGCGTCG